CCTTTTGCAGTCTGCGTTCTTGATACTGTTTGCGTAGAATCTACCGTAGCGTTTATCGATACGACGTTCGCAGCTGTGTTGATGACAAGATTATCTATCGCTGTAGCTGATACGAAAGGCACGTTGTTTGTTGTATCAATGTACAGATACGAACCACCACCTTGATCTTCTCTCTTACGTACGTTGATCAAACTGATAGATGTACTGTTTTGTAGATACACTTCACCCAGCGCCTGTACGGTAGCGTTAATTTGTTGTTTGACTGTATCGCCAACTTCGAATGAAGAAGTGTTGCCGGTATCTGAACCACCGTTAGCATAATGGATGTTGGTATTAGAAATGAACAGCACTTGACCAGACTGGGATACAGTTTGATTGACCGTTTCGCCTATCACAAAGGTTCCGTTTTTGTCTATTAGGTTGACGATGATGTCTCTTCTATCGTAATTAGCGATACCCTTGGTATACACTGAAACAAAAGGATCGAAGTTGTAGTTGTTTCCTGGGTTGATCTCTTTCAGGGTAGCAATTGTACCTATCGTTCCAGAATAACGAGTGAGAACGTTGTCTAAGATTGTTGTGTAATCACCGTCAGGGTCTTTTGGAAACCCGTAACCAAAATCAAAATTACCTGTAACATCCAAATCGGATCCACCAGGCATATTACTATAATCAGGACTTGATGATGTATAGAATCCCGACCCTTGATCTGTTACTGTAATGGAAAGAACGACGCCAAAGTTGTCTGTTGTTACCGAAGCGTAAGCTGCGTCAGTAGGAGGTCCGCCTCCAGGGCCACCACCGTTGAATACAATTGCTTGTCCGTTGGTATATCCAGTTCCACCATCGTTAATAGTAACCGAATCTAAAAATCCTATTCCAGAGTTGCCCCCATCAATAACACAATCCAAATAAGAAACGTTGGCAGTGTTGTTGTCGCCTATGAAGTCTGTATAGATTGTAATGTCTTCTTCGTTCTCGAGAAGGCCAATTTTAAATGTCGATCCAGTACCTGTACCTACGGTAACAACATTAGCGTAGGTATTAGAATCGCGACCTCTAATAAAGGAAGCAGCGTTAGAATTAAAGTAAGCAAATTGTCCTGTACTAGCTTTTATTGTATCTGTAGTGCCAATCTCGTAACGATCGCCTACTTGAGCAAAACCTATAACGACCGCTGTGATGGTGTCATTCGAATACGTGTCCACAACGGCGTTAGAGTTGAGGTTGCCTGATATGTTGATGTCGGAAACGCCAGTGTCAGCTACACCGCCCGTATCAATAGTAGCGATAGCTTGCGATCTTCTTCCTCTAATCTTTTTGTTTTGTGTCCACGCACCAACGATATCGGATACTGAAAGCGTAGTTGAGTTAGCAAAAGAGACCTTTCCATTGGCGCCGGAAACAGCAACAGATACTCCTTGAACATCTGCGTTAACCGTTGGATCGCCCGACACAATAATCGTATCGTCCGTAGACCACACGCCGAACGATCCATTTACAACAATATGAGTTGCATTGGTAGAGGATACAATTCCATTAGCACCACTGTTACCAACTACTAGATCGCCGTTATTGAACGTTCCATTTATGCCAGTCACTGTTAACTCAACTTCATTCTCTTCGTCCAAATACTCGTTGAGAAGGAAACTATGCGTAGCGTTGGCTAAAGTAATAGTCAGATCTTTCTGTTCGCCAAAGGTACCAGTTCTTGGAGAAATCAATAAGCTGCCGTTAGCGCCGTTGATGTTTGTGTTTACGACATAACCGTTCGCTATTAAAGTGCCGCTACTGTCACGACCTTCAATCAATGGGCCCGATTCGTTTGTTACAATATAGTCTTGAATATCAGAACTTAGATCTAGTCCAGAAAGATAAGTGATGGTCTCTAGTTTTTGTTCAACTGTCTCAAATCGTAAAAAATCTGCTGATTCAGTAAAACTTGAATTGGTATACGTTTGGGCTATGTTGGTTCTATCAGTTATAATTAGGTGGTTATCGTTCACGTCAATATCTGTGAATAGAGTGTTTGTTGTGAATCCAAACCCTCCATTCGCCAACGTATACGATACGAGACCAGTAGCGTTAGCAATAGACGTAACTCTTGCAAGACCTAACTTACCTTCGTCAGCCTGTACAACAAACGTATCACCGACAGCATTGTTGCTACCGCCCAATGTAATATTGATGGATGATAGTGATCCTGTTATCTGAGGCATGTCATCTGTCAAGCCTGTGTCGGCTGGAGCGATGACCTCTTCTCTCAAAAAATTGCCTCGAAGGTTTGATAGAAATATTACGTGAACGTTTCGTCTATTAAGCAGCTTGGTAGCTATTGACTCCACAAATGCTTTAGCACCTGACGTTGCGCCAACAATCTCTTTACCTATCAACGATTTGAGATTGTCGAGATCTGGAGCATACACCTCAATGTAGCGAGGCCTGACATAATTTGCATTAGATAGCCTAAGCACATCTTCCGATGGATACTTGACGGAAGCAGCGTCGTTGAATAAAATTCTAAAAAGTAGTTCTATAGATCGAGGAGATCCTTTGGATCTATAGAAATCAAAAATGTTCTTTATTGTTAACTTGGGGTCAGCACTGAGTTGGCTAGGAATCCCATCAAGATATGTTCTTTTGAATCTCTCAAGAAACTGCTGTGAGGTTAAATCAATGTTTTGATAGTCCAGCAGATTTCTGGACGTATTGATTGTGTTGCCTTCTTCTTCTAACCACTCGTAGTATGCAGTGACAAACGCAACGAACTCAGGACCCTCTTCTAAGTAGAAGGCAGGAAACTGGTTTCTTACAAACGTTGAAATGTTATCAACTACATGCGACATTCTACAACCTCTCTTGGGTCGTTGTTATAATAGGTGTCTCTGTGTATGACAAAATAATGTTCTTGGATGAGTTGACGGTCCTTAGAGAAGGCTTAGCAGTAACCTGTATAGAAGATCCAGAATATTGAGTAACAGCAAAGTTAATAATGTTTACAACGCCTGTGCTGTAATTAACGTTACCGATGTTTTGCGACACAATATTAGTACCTTCTGTCGTCTGCTGAACCACCTCGATCACGCCACTTCCATTGTCTCTCAATGAGCATCCAGTGACACCATTAAATGTAAACTCAGAAGACGCAATAGGAGAAGTGCCGTCCACAAACGTTCCGTTAAGCGCCACCTCTCTGTAAATAGGATTATCAAACTGCAGCGTATAGCTGGCTGTTTGATTGAGAGTTGGTACAATTCTTTTCTCTAAAAGTATCTCTGTGTTGTTGCTGAGAATCGAAGGATCTGCTGCGTCTATTGCAGCGGATAGTTTTGAGAGTCTCAGCTTCTTAGCAAAGTCATTAATGTTGTTAGCCATAAACGTTACGATGGCGCTAGAGACGAGTTGAGCTATCTCGTTTTCACTTTTAGTTGTGACGCTAGGATTATACGATACGTTCGTCGTAACGTCAACATACAAGAACTCAGGATCAATCACTACAGGAGTTATAGACAGTGGGGACCTTAGTTTTACAAACGCCTCAATTTCTCTCTTTTTAAGATTCGAGATACCATCTGCGTTTCTCAAGTCTACCGAAATTGCTACCCTACCAAATTTTGGAGGACTAAGTTCTTCGCCACCAAACACGTTGATAGCTTCAATTTCAGGAAACTCTTGAAGTAGTAACGTTTTGTAGTCGCTTGTAGTTATTGTTCTGTCTTGTATTGCAATAGACTTCGTTGCATTAAATTTTATACTGTCAATAGACTCAGCAATAGATCCGCCTTGCGATCTTTGTTTGAGTGTAATAGCTACGTTTGAGTATCCTTGGATGTTGTCGGACAAAGAGAACACAGTAGCACCATTTGGTTCCTCTGCGGCACACGCTCTATATACGACTTCCACGACGTTGTTGTTTTTCAGCGGGCGACCAAGTACACCGTCCCCAAATTGAATTTCGTATCTTTCGTTTTCAGCGGGCAACAAGTAATACGTGTTCGTTGTTCCGTTGATTCCAATTGTGGACGTCGACTTAACCCATTCCGTATTTGTAGTGTCGGAGCTCGACTCATTTACTTTAACAACGATGCTGTTTGTGTCGACGTTTCTATTGCTAAGAACGAATCTCTGAGCTGTGTTAGCTGTGTTAGCCACGAACAACTCAGTTATGATTTCTCCCTCAAAAATTTCTACGTTACTTGCAACGTAGCTGCCGTCTCTCCCAGCAGAAATAGTTATTCCCTTGTCTGTAGTAAACGTATACGTAGTGTTATCTACTCTTGTAGTGAATTCAGTATAACGAGGAATAGTAATCTGTGCAGGTGTGTCTGTAGGAATGATTTGAATATCAATAACAGCTGCCGATGAAGAGAACGATCTAGGTGTGTAATTTAACGTCTTGGCGTGAGAGATCACGCTGTTTCTAATTTGAGCACTATCAATAAACGATTCGCTTGCTACCATGTTGAGGTAGAAGTTATTCATATATGTGTTCCAGGCTAGCACATCTAGCAGAACGTTAAGGTTAGACCCCTCGAAGTCGTAATCCTTAAATTGCGTTTGTGTCGATAGATATGATTTGAGATTGCTTTTAATAGAATCAAATTCTATATTAGCAACTGAGAAAACTGTGTTAGCCATTTATCGTACTCTCTCTAATATGACGTCCAAGGTTACGGGATCTTCTATATTTATTATCGTGAAAACAACTTGAATGAACAAAGCGTTGTTGTCAGGATATGGAGAGATCGTGATGTCAGTAACGTCTACTCTTGGCTCATGGTTCCTGAGCGTCTCAGCAATAAACTGCTTAGCTTGGATGGTTGTTTGTGGTGTGAACGTTTCAAACAACAGCTGTCTCAACCTACATCCTATTGTGGGCTGAAAAAATCGTTCACCTCTGTCTGTAAGCAACAAGTTGCGTACCGATTGCTTTATTGATTCTACATTAGTTTTGATTGACAAATCTTTTTTGATAGGATGCACAGCAAACGAAGTATTGAAGTCGCTGTATCTATCACGGAAGGCAGGATTACTATCTAAAGTAACCCGCTCTAGCCTTAATTTTTTTTGTTCGAACGTTTCTGTAGCCATTACCTTATTTAGCTTATTCTCCTACAACGTCTACATACTTCAAAGCAGTAATGTTTGCGCGAACGGCTGGATCGACAACCTTTACTTCTAGCTCTGCCTTTTCAAAAACAATCCTTGTTAACAATTCTTCTTTGAACTTCAGCCCATTGTTTTTGTATTCTGTGTGAAGCTCAGTCACATTATCAGCTCCATACACGAGCCAATAGTTCCTCCATGAGTTGTATTGATCGACTATGTTCTGCGATACAATAGATCCTGTTTCTTTTGCTTGATCTATCAGACGTTTGAAACTAAGGGCCTTGGTCGCAATCTCTTGTGATCTATATCGTTCTCTTTCTCTAAACACGTCAAAAATTTCTGAGCGTTTTCTTGTCATGGGAACGACATCAATGGTTTTGTTGTTTTTGACAAATTCGTTTGTCTGTTTAACTTCAGGAGGCGGTACGTCTTTTGGAGGCTCTGGCGCAGGAGCAGATTCAGCATCTTTTGATGGTACCGTAGCAGGAACCCCTTTTGTTATTGATACGCCATCAGCTGAGATCTCAATGTTGGGAACAGATGCACACAACTTATCTGCTGCAGCGGCCGGATCAAAACCTGCCGGTACAACGCTACCTATGCTTTTACTGAACGCGCTTGTTATCGAGCTCACGTCGCCTTGGGCTATACCAATAGCATCTCTAACGTCTTTTGGTACATTGAATAGGTTCAGCGCACCTTGCGAGATGTCATTTAATGCCTGCTGACCCTTTGCCTTTATATCATTAAACTTATCAAGTTGTTTCTGTGCTTCAGCAGGATCAATTCCTAATCCAGATAAACCTTGGTTCAAAACGTCTGCTCCGAACTTCTCGCTCATCTCGTTAATTTGAGACAAAAAGGAACCTGGATCAGTAGGGTTTTGTAGGAATCCGCCCATCTTATCCTGAAAACTAGCTAGTGGTTCTGGTATAGGCGGAATTGCTGCTAGTAGATCTGCTGATACACTTTCAACAGCGCCCTGCACTTTTGACTTCAATCCTGACAGCTGGTCCAACAATCCTTTGCCGGCTTCTGCTTCACCAGCAAACTCTTTTGTTAGACCATCTACCTGAGCAGTCATTTTGTCCTTCAATGCTTGTACTTCTTTACTTATTCCACAACTCATGAATTACTCCTACGTGTTAGGCGACGGCGAATCCGTTTCGACGTCAAGATCGCCGTCAGGTTCTGTACCGCCTGTCTGAGGATGTTTATGACTATGCAACGTGACAGTGGTGTCTGTAATCGATCCGTTGGTTACAACAATGCTTCCGTCATCGAATAGAACTGCTGCTGTCTTAGATCTCATAGCAAACGTTGCAGTGTTCGAGGTCATTGCTGTCATTGCACTGTTGCCACCAACCACCAGATTATAGTCTACCACCGATTCAATATTGACGTTGGCTTCTGACTTTAACGATAGATCTTCTGCTGAACCGAGGTTCATTGTTGTAGCAGAAACCATGTCCAATCTCTTTGTGCTGATCCAAATCGTCTTTTCGCCTACAACCTGCGTCAAGTTAGAGAGAGACGTGATCGTTTCATTGCCAGCAATAGTCTTTGTTCTGTTGCCTGTGATGTCTTCGGTTAGATTGCCGACCAGAATGAAATCTCTATTGCCAGATATTCTTAATGCATGGTTACCGTTGATCTGAGTCGCTTTGTCTGTTATAATTTGTTTCGCTTCTGTACCTTGTATGTGCGTCATATGGTCGCCTCTAACGGTCAAGAAGTAATCCTTGTCTACCTCTTCTATCTTGTTACCATGAACAACAGTTCGCATGTCACCATCGACTGTTAGATTGACATTACCTTTCACGTACACATTACTATCAGACATCATGATAGTGTAGCCTGTATTTGCAAACTTAGTAACGACACACCCATCTGGTTGCATTTCTACAAACGATCCTTTGGTGTGGTATATCTGTATCCTTTCTCCATCTGGCGTATCGTCAACCTCAAGCACATGACCGCTTTCGCTGTGCCACACGTGATTTAGAGGCCATGTCGATTGCGCTACCCCTTCTGGATACGTTTTATCTTGACCGCCAAAACGAGGATGAGGCTCTACCCACACAATCCTTTCATAATGTTTATCGTCTTTGTCTGCTAGTACGCTAGATACTTTTGTTGCAGCTGCAGACTTAATTTCACCTAGCGTGTCTTTATT